AGTGCTTGGCCAAGACTTCCCATCTATCTCAGCGGCTGAACGATACCACGGCGCATCTCGCAGAAAAATTCTAAGGATGGCCCGCGAAACAAGTTGATGCGTTCATGACCTGCTGATATGGTTTGCACATATGCAAACTGCGAGGCACCATGCGCATTAAAAGTTATCTGGAAATTTTGAAAAGCAAGTCAGAAGAACTGAACGTTCCGCTGCTGGATGCTTTCAAATGGAAAGACATATCGAACTCAACTTACTACCGGACCATAAACGGAGCTACAGAACTCAGCTACGATACAGCTTACAAAGTAAACTTGTCCCTGCATGAGCTTCATTCTCTGCGCAAGCATAGAGAAGAGTTAAAAGCCAAGTCTGAAAAGCTAAATGACTGAATGCGATACATGCAAAAGAGAAGCTAAGTTGTTTGTATCTCAGTTAAAAACTGAAACATCTCACACAATTCTCTGCTTGGAATGTTATGAATGCCAAACAAAAATAAAACAAAAGGAACCTACCATGAAAAGTGGTTTGTCAAATGGCTCCAATCAATCGGCATCGAAGCAAAACGTCAGCCACTCAGCGGCAGTTTGGGAGGAGAATATTCTGGAGACATCAAACTCAAACTCATGGGACGTGAACTGGTAGCGGAAGTAAAATACAGAGACGCTAGCAATTTCCCCAACCCATTCTCTGTTTTAGACAACAGAGACATAGCCCTCTACAAAAGAAAAAAGGGCAAGCCGCAAACACTGGTCATCATTCCCGGCGACCTGTTTGCACAAATCACACAAGGAGAAATAACCAATGACTCGACTGGAAACGCAGCAGCAAAAGATTCTTGAGCATCTGAAGTCTGGCAAAGCAATCACGCCAATGGAAGCGCTTAACAACTATGGATGTTTCCGCTTGGCCTCTGCCATTCACAGGCTGCGCAAACAATATCTAATAAACACTGACTTGGTAGTGGAAGACAGCGGCAAAACATATGCCTCTTACAGTCTGATTGCCTCTTCTGAAAATGCTCAGACATGAACTTGCGTTTAGTAGCCAGCGCAAATGTTGGCTTCGATGACTTCTGGATTGCCTATCCTCGCAAGGTTGCCAAAGGCGCTGCACGAAGGGCATTCACGCAAGCATTGAAGCTGGCATCTGCGGAAGAGATAATTGCTGGAGCGCAAACCTTTGCCCAGCATGTGCGCTCAGAGCAGACAGAACCCAAGTACATTCCGCACCCAGCGACTTGGCTTAACGGTGAGCGTTGGGATGATGAGCTTGAGTCTACCGGATGGGGTGAAATGAATGATTTTTGAGCAAAGAATGGCGCTTGTAAAAGCGTGGATGAAAGAAGAAATCATGCCACGCTTCAGCCCGCCAAGTGGACTAGACGCAAGTAAGCTTGCGATGGATATAGCCGAGGCTGTTAACAGTGCAGTTCCAAATGTAACCAACGAGCAGCACTTCAAGTACCTCCTAGAGCAAGTGCAAAAGAATATCTTGAAGTCTGCTCGAACCAGAGTGATGCCAACAGTAAAGGAATTTTCCGCAGCCTGCTCTAAGCTTGCTATTCCAGACGAGGCCAAAGTTAACGAAGGCTGGAAGCTCTGCCCCTACACAATAACAGAAAAGCAAGTGCGCAGCGACCAACCGATTGCAGCATACTGGCTTGAAGAACATCGCTTGGCAGAACTACTGGACAATACCAACTTGACAATGGAAGACATGAGGAAGTACACTGCACATATGCAATAAGGGAGGATTGCTATGGATAGAAAAGGTTTTATAGGCGGCTCAGACTGCGTTCAGATTATGCAGGGCAACTGGCTCGACCTTTGGAAAATCAAGACAGGCAGAGAAGAGCCTGAAGACTTGAGCAACAACATCGCAGTCCAGCTTGGAAGCCACACTGAATCCTTTAATCTCAAGTGGTTCGAAAAGGAAATGGATGTAAAGCTTGAGAACTTTCAGGCCCAACGCACCAATACAACATACTACAATGTGCCACTTCGCGCGACGATAGACGCAACAATACAAGGTCAATCTGCAATCGTTGAAGCCAAGCACACCAACAGCTTCAACACAATGGAAAGCGTGATTGATTATTACATGCCACAGGTGCAGCTATACAGCCACGTCTTCAATGCTGAAGGTGCTTACCTCTCTGTTATCTTTGGAAACAACAAGTGGGAAGCTTCTTTTGTTTCAAAGAACAGCTTTTACATCAGCGAGATGATGGCCTCAGTCTCCAAGTTTTGGAGGTACGTTGAAACAGACATGGAGCCAATCGGGATAGACGTTCCCGAAATAGTCACAGACTCAATACTGATTGACAACATGATCAAGCGTGATGCTTCGCAGGACAATGAGTTTGTGTCTCTAAGCCATGACTACATTGAGCATGAAGCATCAGCCAAATCTTTTGAGCAAGCCAAGAAGAAAATAAAAAGCTTGGTCAAGAAGAGCGAGCGGGAAGTTTACTGCGACTTGCTCACCATAAAAAGAGACAAGCGCGGAGCAATGCGCATAACCACAAGGAGAAAAGCAAATGAGCAATCTGAAGCTATGGGATAAAGTCTGCAAGTCAGACCCAAAGTATCTCAAGAAAGTAAGTTTCGGGTCCAGATCATTCACGGCAATCGACCCTCAATACCAAGTGCGCTCTGCAACGGAAGCCTTTGGGGCTATCGGAGAGGGCTGGGGATGGGAGTCTGAAACAAAGTTTGTCAACCTTAGCAATGGCGACACCGCAGTCATTGCAGATGTCAAAGTTTGGCATGGCAACACAAAGCAAATCTTTGGGCCATTCCCCGGATGCAGGAAGTTTTTTGATTCCGCTAAAGGCAGGCTGTCTGAAGACGCGCCGAAGATGGCAGTCACTGACGGTCTGACAAAAGCACTGTCGCACCTCGGATTCAACGCCGATGTGTTTCTTGGGGAGATGGACGGCAACAAATATGCCGAGCCGTCAAAGTCAGAGTCAGCGTGGTAGGAGAAAGCACGAATGGAATACGACAACACCAACACAGGCGCAGCGTTCAAGCCTTTCGAAGAGCAAAAATTTATTCTTCAAGGCAAGCTGAATATGAATGGCAATGATTTGCGAATCGCCCTCATCAAGACAAAAACAAGAGATGGCCGTGAAATCATTGAAGTATACACCAAGTCAGGAGTGCTGTTCAGCAACAACAAGACATCTGAAAATCAGCCAGACTACAGCGGCCCTGTAGAAATGCAGCACGTTGTCGGAGAAATGCGCGTGGCAGCGTGGAAGAAAGCAAAAGACGGAAGCCCATATCTCAGCTTCCAAGCAAGCTCAGATCAAGATAAGGGCGCTGCATCTGCCCCCGCAGCAAGCGGCCTTGACGATGACAACATTCCCTTCTAAGAACGAACATGACGCTTCATGGGATGGTGTCTTCTTCTTCTTGTTCAAACTGCCCGGTCATTTTTGGCCGGGCTTTTTTTAGGAGATATTCCATTGGAAACGTGGCATGAAATGTCGAAGCGGCACAAAGAAGAACGAAGAGTTCTTATTGAGTACTGCAAGGCGCACAAGATGACACAGAAAGAAGCAGCCGCCCATATGAAAGTAAGCGTTAGCGGACTGAACAAATATCTAAAAAGGAACAAAATTAACTGGCATACTGGACCGCGTAGGAAAATACGATGGGCAAAACCACTAGCTCCAGAGGCAATGTAGCAAGCAAAACCTTAACTGACAAAGTGGCCAAGTTATGCTTTGAAAAACTAACAAGAGCAGAAGTTGCAGAAGCGTTGGGCATTAGCGAGATGAGCGTGTCAAACGCCAGATCAAACGCAATACGCAGATACGGCACTGACTTGCCCCGCTTCAAAAAACAACCACTAAATTATGTCCGCTGTAGTATCGGACTTGAAACGCGGCTGAAGCTTGATGAGGAAGCAAGGAAGCGCAGCACTACGCCCTACCGATTAGCGGCTTCCATACTTACCGCTGTCCTTAAAGACGATCTAATCAATGCAGTCCTAGACGATGGAGAAGACGATGAAATGGCAACCGATTGAGACTGCTCCGAGGGACGGGACGCGGGTGCTGGTTGCCCGCTGCCATATGGACAGCAAGCCAATTACGTGGGTGACGAGCGCATGGGTCTGCCAGCGCCACGACAAATGGACCACGGGCGACCCGATTGAGGGGTGCTGCGGCCTCATACCGCCGACCCACTGGGTGCCCCT